ACGGATATCATTGATGGCAGTCAAAAGCGGACCGCCGGCAAGGGTTAGGGCATTCTTGATTCCGGCAATATCTTCGCGTGTCGTGTCACCTGTAGTGCCTTCTCGGGCCGAACTGAGACGATCAGCAATTCTCTTCCAGTCACCCGGAGATACAGCTTGATCACTCATGTTCATTAGTTCAAGCGCCTGAGTTTGTGACGCCTGTTTGAAGTGCCCCTGGATAGATGTAAGCAGAGATTTACCACCCGCGAACACCTTCATGTACTCCATCTCCTTCTGGAGATTGGTAACATCGTCAAGCCCAGGCGTAGCCATGCCTTTGCTTTTGTAATACTCGCCCAGTTGTGTTCCCGGTCCAAACACACTTCGCGTGGTAGCGCCTAGGCCGCCCTCCATAAGCGCTTTCGCCGTGAACACATCCATGCCAGACGATTTTCTGGCCAGCGCAGCATATGAGAAATTCATGCTGGCATCACCCATGCCGCCACCTTCACGAATGGCGACATCGGCAGACCCAAGCATTCCTCTGGCCGTGGTAGGATCCATACCGGGGATATTTTTCCCCAACAGACTCGCCATATAATTCGCATAGGCGCTAACATTTGGTGCGCTCAGCGATGACCTAGCAGAATTCTCTGCCAGATCAGCCACGGCACCAATAATCTCGTCAGCTTTTCCGGTATATCCACTTTTCTCGATAGCGGCGCCAATCAGTACGGCAAGGTGACGCATGGATTGCTCATCACCGCTGGTGACGTGCAATTTCTGCATGGTCCCGAAAAATTGTACTGATTCTGATGGGTCAAGGCCGAACCGGCGTGCAAAATCACCGGCAGTATGTGTGGCTGAACCGACGTTGACGCCATTTGCGCTACCAGCAACACGCACGTATTGCTGTTGCAGACGCATCGCCTCAACGTATGTCAGTCCCAGACCTTTTGCCGCGGCGCGACTGGACTGGATAAGTTGCTGGAACGATACACCAAGGTCACCCATGAGACGCTTGGTGGTATCAGTGCCAACAACTTCCTCGGTTCGCATGTCAACGGCAGACCCAGCCATGGACATGAGGCCGCCGATGCCAGCCATGGCCAGCATACCTTTGCCAAAACCCATGGCAATACTGCCGGCGCGTTTGACGCCGCCATTGAACCCACCATCACCGCCTGGCGCGGCTGGCTCCCAAGGCGCCTCAGACGCGCCAGAAAACCCGGTTCCGCGGCCTATTATACGCAGCACAGATCTGCGATGCCTAGCCTCATCTGCGGGGCTGTTGAACGTCTTGCCAACCCCGGCATCCCATTCATCCAAGCTGCCAAACTGGCGCAACCTTGGCCCTACCAGATTACTGGACCGCTGCAACCGTTCGAAATTCATGACGGCCTTGAGCGCATCACCACTGCTGACGTTGGTTCCTAGACTTTTCGATAGCGTGGACTGAGCGTTCTTGATCCGCGCGGCGAGACGATCAATCTCCCTGAATTCGTCCTTGACGGCCTTGGCTTTTTTCGCCGTGTCATCCAACCGGCGCCCAACATCACCAACAGCCTTACCGATACCTGATGCGGCGCCAGCGGCCTCGTCAAACGCGTCCTCGACCTTACCAACACCGGCCACGCCATGAGAGACATCGGCCTTAACTGGGATTCTGACTTCTTGGACCACTACACAGTCTCCCAGTCTTCCGGGTTCGCTTCCATCTCAGCCTTCACGGCCTCAATGTCGAACTCATCATCGGTATCTTCAATTTCGTTCGGATGATCAAGGTAGTGCCACGCCCAATGCTCAACAAGCATTTCCTCAACAGTCGTGTCGAGAAAACGTGTGTCGGTCGGAGCCAGATTGAATTTTCGGCGGTACCAGAACTCAAGAGACTTAGATCTGTCCTTCGCCTTCGCCTTCACTGCCGTGATGCTTGGATTTTCGAAACCCGGCCAACTTATCGCGAAGGGCGCCCCAGACCTTCATAATCTTCTCGTAGGATTCCTTATCCTCGGGATCAAGGGTATCGGCATCCCAACCTTCTGGCGCCGATACGGTCAAAACCTTGATCGTCGCCATGGCCTCTGGGATGTCGCCAAGGATCTCAACGACTTCAGGCACACCCTCCGTCAGGCGTGCATACTCAACAGCAATCGAAACCTGCTCGCGCATCGCCTTGCGGGCGAAGACAAACGTCCCCACGTCTTCAACGGTAAGCGGAAAATCAGTCGGACGTGGGGCGCGAGTCATTACGTCTCCGATTATCTGTAGTTGTCAGGATTGGACAGAAACTTGATGAATGACACGACCAAAACGACGAACACGACTGTGATGAACAACGCAGTGATCATGTCACCCTCCCGTTAAATCGCAGTGCCGGTCACATCCAAGCAGTTGAACTGACCGCTGGACATCACGATCGAGTGCTTGCTGACGTCGGTCTCGCCGCTGGCATACGAGCAGCCAACGTACTTCCGCAGCACAGCGCCGCTGTCCTTGTCGATTTTCACGATATCGAACACCAGGCCCTGCAGCGCGGCATCACCGTTTTCAGGGATGATGCCGAGCGAACGCATGGAGCCGACGCGAAGCACCATCTGACTTACCGAGATGGCGTGCCGCGCGACAGTCGGAACGTACTCCTGGACATGGATGTCTCCGATACCAGATGCTGGCTCCGGCGCATAGTCGTCACTGGCGCGAACGCTCTGAACCAAGCCGATTTTCTTGCCGTCGAACTGGACTTCAAGTCGGTTACCGGTGCGGACCTTGAGATTCTGACTAGCCATTTAATTTCTCCTATCCGACCGATTAGAGCGAAACCGTGCCGGAATACGGAACAGCGTAGACCGTCACAGGAACGTAGTTGACTGGGATCACGGGCGAACACTGGAACGACACGGCGAGAACGTCACCGGTTAGTGATGCCGTGATGTTCTTGTACGCAGGGTTTGTGGCATCACCAACGATAACGCCAGGGCCAACTGGCTCAGCCGTGGCAAGAACTCGCAACACGGTGTCGGCCTTAGAAACGGCGAGACCAAGCGTGGTCGGAGAACCCTTGGATCCCTTGATGTCACGCAGCGCTTCACGAACCGAACGCACTGCGTAGTCCAGAGCGACACCCGTGGACTGCTCCACCCGGTTGTAATTCGTGTTGGTCAGCCATGTCGAAATGGATTTCACAACACGGTAACCGGTAGAGGTCTTGCGAACGCACAGCACGCCGCCGCTGATCAGTGGATCGGTGTCGGTCGGGTCACGCAACTGGCGTTCCAGACCACGAAGTTTCAACGTCTTGTTGGTCAACGGGGTACCAGGGGTGACGCCGCAGAACGCGCCGCCAATCATGGCCGCCAAGATGTACGGCTGGTACAGGGTCAGGGCGCCATTGACGTCGTAGTCATAGTAACCGAGGTGAACCAACGAAGTGCGATCGCTGTTAATCGTAATGGCTTCGGCCAGGGCCAGCGCGTCCGTGGTTCCGCTCGCCATACCAACGATGGCGCGACGCTCCAGGCGAGCCGGCCCAGACATATACTGGACATGGGCGTCAGCCATGGCGTGGATCGATACGTCAGAACTCAGCGGAACAACCCACTGCGCGTCGACGTTTTGAAGCGTCGAGAAACCGTTACTCCATTGAGTATTGGTGACCGTGCCATCGGTGCCACCGGTAAGGTAGGTGAACGGAATAGCGACAGGAACCGCGCCAGCGCCAGCGACACGCACAGCGGTGACGAAACCTTCGCCCGCGCTATTGAGCCAGTCGACGCACGCCTGCAGGTTAGCTGTAGCGGTATACAGGGCAGTCTTCACGTCTTGGGCCGCGATCGAGTCAAGGCCGTTGACGGAAGGGGTCTGAGCCGAACCCGGAGAAACCGTGGCGGCAAATCCAGAAACCGCATTGATCCGATCAACCAGCGACTGAATTGTGGGGTAGGTGGCAAGAGCAATCGTGGCGACAGTGGTGCCGGTCGGAGCAGCAAGAGTAAGCGTGCTGTTCGTGATGGTCATCTGAGCACTGGCTTGAGCGCCAGAATACTGCACGGTGAACGCGTTGCGCGCCAGATTGTCTTGGCTGTACACGCCTGTGCCGTACTGCACCGTGAGTTTGCGACCGGAGACCGAACCGGCTTCAACCTTGGCCTTGATCTGATTGGTATACAGGCCGTAATCCGTCGAGGTCAGCGTAATGACTTGTGCCGCGCTGCCGTCCAGTAGGGTCAGACTGGCCTGCACAGCCGGGTTGACGCGGATAGCCACGACACTGGCTGGGCCCGTGGTATCCGAACTGGGGTCAAACGCAGCCTTGCACGCGTCAACCAGGTCACCACTCACCAGAGCGGCGCGAGCCTGTTCCGCGTTCGAAAACACCAATGGCGTGTTTGGGGCGCCACCAACCGAAGTACCCAGAATGGCCAGCACATTCCCGACGTTCGTATTCGGGTTGTACATCGCCGAGTCATTCACTTGGCTCATTACAGCCGGCGTGATGTACAGCCTGCCATTGAAGAAATACGACATCTAAACCCTCCTTAGACGGGCCGGTTGGCAAAAACAGTTAGGCGAGACAAGAAGTTGAACGCCAGATCATTGACGCGACCCGCACGCTTCTCATCACAGGCGAACGCATAAATCAGTTCGGGGCGGCGGTCCGTGGCCGATAGTTCGGCACAGAACTCATCAACGGTCTGCGGAAACACCTGCGGGCCAGGGGCCGGAACGGGGGTGACAACAACATCCTGAGTCACGGCATCAACCGGAGCGTCATCAGTGTTTTTCGCCATATTCAGATAACCCCTGAAATAATTTCTACATCCGTCACAGAGACGGGAACCTGATCAGACACCACCGATGGGGCCATACAGGAGAATTCGCTCACGACCTGATATAAAACAGAGTTGAATTCGTCAGATGGTGTTTCGATGTCACTCTGATTAAGCGATACCATCACCATTCCAACTGAATCGAAGATTGGAAGATTTCCGATTACGATGTTCTTGATCGCCTTGCGCAGCGCAATACGTTCATCAGGATTTAGAGACCAACCGATGATTTGAATTCGCCAATCAGACAGCCAACCCTCAGATTCTGTCCAATCGGTGCCATCACTGACATCTTCGCCAATATCCTCACCGATGCCACGAAGGCCAGGGCTATCGCCGGCCAGATGGACTGAAACTACGGGAAATTTGTCCTGCTCGCGCATCGATGGAGCGGTTAGCGTCGGTATCGCCCCTGTAGGATGTTTCAGCACACCGGCCTGAACCGCGGCACGAAGCCCGGCCTCAAGCCTATCCCTAAGAAACGATAACGGATCTGGACCGCCAAGCCCGTAAGTTGTGGCTGGAGTGACAGAAACCACCGGCGATGCCGTCCATGTCGTGCCATCCACCGTTTCGAATTCGCAGTAATAATACGGGGTACCGTTGGTCAGTGCCGTGACGTCAGTAACAGACACCTCATCACTGCCGTCATAAATCACACCAGCAGCACTGTCGTTCCAGCCCGAGAACGTGTTTACCGTCTTACGCAGCAGGCGCCAACGAACCGCCGTGTCGGCCGGGGCCAACAAGATACGAATCGCGTTCCCAATAGGCAGCGCCTCGGCAAAACTGATCATTCCAACAGTATCGTGTCACGACACGGCGGGACGGCTGGAACCGGTCATAGTGCCCGCCACGCCATCGCCGTACCCACGATTACCCTACTTTTTACGCCAAAATTACGCCGTGTGCGGTATACTGTGGCGTGACAGCAGGATGCTGACGTAACCAAACGCGATGGGAATGCATGACAACGGCGAAACCGAAACTGCTCTGTCCGAAGTGTCGCCACCCCGTTGTTAAGGGTGGGTCTTGTCGAGGGCATCAGCGCTATCGTTGCCCCAAAATCAATGGCTGCACAGGCTGCGGTTGGAACGGACACAATCCGATCGGCTTGGACCGCGCCAGAGACCCTGGAATCGACCGCGCTGTAACCGCCAAAGTCCGTGACCGGATAACGGTGTCAAGCGGTTCCAAACGATACATCGTTACCGCGGCCCAGAACGCGACGCCAATCCATAAGCCGTTCTGGAAATCGCTCCAGACCTACGCCAGACTGAACAACGCTGAAATCGTGGTCATCCCATACCGCTACAAAAACCCGACATCGCGGTGGAGCGCAGCGGCCAAAGATGACGACTGGTGGGCACCAGAAGTCGTGCCGCACCTCATGGACCGCCGCGTCGCCATCCACAAGCATCTCACCATTCTTGGCGACATCAAGACACAGCCTACCGCGACGAACCCGACACAAGGCTTCGAAAGCCTCGCCGGGTCTGCCTCAGCCATCATTGCCCACCCCAAGATCGAACTGATTACGGTTCCCACGCCGCAAGCCTCACTGCCGAAAATTCTCACCACCACCGGTGCCATAACGGTTAAAAACTACATCCCCGGCAAGGCCGGCAAGAAAGGTGAATTTCACCATTCGTTCGGGGCATCTTTGGTAGAACTGGCTGGATCCACATTCCACCTGCGCCAACTGAACGCGCTGTCAGACGGTAGTTTTATCGACCTTCGCACCGAATACGATGGCACGGCAACGCATGACTCCAGGCTCGAAGCGCTTGCCATGGGTGACACGCACGAGGAGTTTGTTGACCCTGATGTGGTTCACGCCACGTTCGATGGACCTGACAGCATCGTCGGATATAATGAACCTAAAGTATTGATTTGGAATGATCTTCACGATTTTGCGGTCCGCAATCATCACGATCGCGGCGAAGTATTCCGTAACTACGTCAAGCATCACTCAGGACATGACAACGTCGAGGCAGCACTACGTGCCACATTCGATTTCGTGGACCGTTACACCCCACCTGGCGTGATCAATATCTTCGTGCCATCTAATCACCCTGACGCGTTCGGGCGCTGGGTTAAGGAAACCGACCCGCGCACCGACCTTGAAAACTGCGTGTTCTGGGCACAGACGTTCGAAGCGATGTGCAAGAATTCGCAATGGACTGACGTCGGTCCCGCCACGATCGATCCGTTCGCATATTGGGGCATGAAGTGGTTAAAGTGCGCCAAACGTTGCCGATTCCTGGCACGCGGTGAGAGTTTCTCTGTCAAAGGTATCGAGTGCGGGTTCCACGGTGACAAGGGCAGCAACGGGGTGCGAGGCTCTATCAAGGGGTTCGCCAAGATCGGTGTCAAAACCATCACCGGACATGGCCACGCCCCAGGAATCTACGAAGGTGCTTATCGGCTTGGTACCAACTCACGTCTGAACCTGCCATATGCGGCCGGCGCACCTTCGTCGTGGATGCACACTGACTGTGCCGTGTACAGGAATGGAAAACGAAGTTTGCTGAATATTATCAAGGGAAACTGGAGGGGTTAGGTCATGACCACAGCAGCAGCACTTCTACGAAAATTCGACACCGGTAAGTTATCCGGTAAGAAAACTGAACGCGGTTGGAACTGCACCACGGCGTCAGGCTTTCCGTTCTGGCCGGCCGATCCGACCGAAGACGACATCAGAATCGAAGATGTCGCCATTCAGTTGGCGCGGCAGTGCCGATTCAACGGTGCACTGCGACATGACATCGAAATCTACAGCGTGGCTCAGCACTGTTGCTTGGTCCACGATCACTGCGCACCTTCATTCAAGCTTGAGGGCCTCCTGCATGACGGTCCGGAATACGTCATCGGCGACCTTATCAAGCCGGTGAAACTCCTGTTGCCCGCCTGGAAGCCTATCGAGAACCGCGTTGAACATGTGTTCCGCAAGAAATTTGGACTACCGCTCACCATGTCGCCAGAGGTCAAGGAACAGGATTTCCTCGCCGTGGCGACTGAGCACCGCGACTTGCAGGTAATCACAGGTCTGGTCGACTGGGGCCCGTTGCCGGAGCCGTGGCCTGAGAAAATTGAACCGTGGGGCGTGTTCCGCGCCAGGGATGAGTTTATGAAGCGATTTGAGGAGTTATATCATGGGTGATGAGCCGAAGAGTAATGTAGTTCCTGACACCGAGTTTTCTTTCCCATTCACCAAGGGAATGAAGGCGAGAATGGACGTCAGTTTCTACAAATATGGCCCAGTCGCAGCGGCCTATCCACATAAAGTTGATGCTATCGGGTCGCTAATGCAACGCCTGCGTCTCTACGCAAATGGCGATGACGCGAAAGGCATCAAACCAGGAAACACAGAATATCTCATGGACGCCGCCAATTTCGCCATGATCGAATTCATGTATCCGAGACATCCTGACGCGTATTTCAAGGGGACAGATGATGACGCATCTCCTGGTCGTATGTCGCTTGAAACTGGTGCGGCTGACAAACGTGGGAACTCTGCCATCGGCAGCGACAATTCAAAATCAGGTGATGACGAATTGCAGTTGAAATACAATGCACTGCGCTATTCATCTGAACGTTTTCTGCAAGCCGTTGAAGCTACCAGATATTCGTCTGGATTCAGCAAAAGCATGATCTTTCATATCGCACAGATGCACTCTGCATTACTGGAGATTCCTCATGTCTGAACTGGCACCCAAGGGCGACGTCGGCGGCGCCTCGAAGAAAGATGTCGGCAAAGCCCCGATCTGGCGCGGCATGATCAATTACTTCCCGCGCGCCATGTGGGCGGTTTCCATGGTCAGTGATTTTGGCCAGAGAAAATACGGCGCATGGGGTGGTTGGCGTGACGTTCCGGACTGCATCGAACGGTATCGCGATGCCCATGGTCGCCATATGTTCAAGCAAGCCATGGGAGAGGTCTACGACGACACCGATAGCGGTATGTCGCATCTCGCCCATGACGCATGGAATGCACTCGCCAAGCTTGAGAAGGCCATTCAGGAGGGTAAGGTCGAGGTCCGTGTCGGTAACGAAATCGTGGACGGAAAACCAGTGCTCGGCACCGCATATGCCGTGACGCTACCCTGATCTGATGCAAACTTTCAATGTATCCGTAGACCTATCCGCGTTCAATCTTGGACCAGTAATCGCCGCGTCAGGCGTATTCGAGAGCTTGTCCGCCGCGGTTGAACGCGTCGCCATGACCGGAGCAGAACGTTGGCGCGAGGAAGTTGGTCGCGCCAGACTGTGGCAGGGCGAGAGAGATGCCTATGCAGAGTCCATTCACGTCAATAGAATGGGGCCATACGAGGCAGAAATTGTCTCGGACTATAAGTTCGTTGAAGACATAGAAACTGGACGGCCGCCATACGATCTAAAGCGGATGCTGTCGACCAGTTCCAAGGTGCGACGGACCAAAGACGGAAGACGTTTTTTAGTGATTCCGTTTAGGCACAATACACCGGGCAATAACGCTCTAGCGTCAGCGATGCCGCAAGAAGTTTACAACATCGCCAGGACACTCAAGGTCTCCAGTGTCACCTCAATGGGTGAGCGCCGCAGTGGTGAACGTACATCGCTCAGCCCGACAAAAGGCATGCACGCATTTTCGTGGCAAGACCCATTCATGTCTGATCCGCAGACCAGGAAACATTTCATGGTGGCGAAGTCGAATTATAAATGGGGTGATCGCATAACGCGCCATATGCTGCGTGACGCCGGTGTCGATAAGGCCGGCCAGAAGCGTTACGCCGGAATGTACAACATGAAGGGACAGAACGGCGCCACTGGTGGAATGATAACTTTTCGCATTATGATGGAGGGCAAGCCAGGATGGATTATCCCGGCGCGGGCTGGTCTCCACTTGGCTCAGCACGTATCAGAAGGATTACTCGCCGATGCAGAGAAGGTGTTCGCCGGAGCGCTGAACAAAGACCTTGACAGGGCGAAGGCTGGGTAGTTACGGTGTGGGAAATTGGAAAGGTTACGTCATGAATTTGATTCGTCGCATCATCGGACGTCAGCGCTTCATCAGTTACCTTGAAACTAAGGCGACGGATGAGAACTGGAGAGACAGCAAACTTTGGGAGAAATTGCCATGCCTAAAGTGGGTGTGGACCCGTAAACTATATTTTCGCTATCTTCTGACGTTCGGAAAGAATAAGCGGAATAACAATCCAATGTTAGGCATGGGACGCAATTTTTGGCTGTACCCGACAGATATGGATTCGTGGATGCGACTTGCGAGCTTTGGTGCTCCAATGCGTGTTCAGCAAGAACTATACAAGTTAGGTGAGCTATGACTTTTTTCGTAGACAGAAATACCAAATCAGTCATATTTTTCGATGGGGAAAGAGGTGGTGACGTAAAGGTGTCATTAAAAACACCACAGTCACCAGGCTTCTGTGTGTTAAACATCTCCAGACGTGAGTGGGATGACCTTGTCGCCGCCATGAATTATTTCCAATGGAAGTCTGGTGACAAAGTGGTATGCACAACTGGTATTGATAGACACATAACTGTAGACAAAGTATATGTTGTCAGAACCGTGCAGTCCGGTATATATGATCCAGTGTTAATACGTATAGTTGGAGACGCTGGGTGTGAGATTCCATTTAGCCAACAAAATTTCGATCTTTATTTCCGCAAGATCGTCAGTGACGACAAAAAATCAGACGCTGCCATAACTGTGGTCGGAAACATCCCAGTTCTTAAAAACTGGACGAAATGCTTCATGTGTTTTAGACATGACAGGGCGCATTACCACGGTACCGTATACGGACACGACAAGATCAGTGATGGCACTGAGATTGTAACGGCCAAATTATGGTCTGGACCGTATGAGAGCGGATTTATTATGACTGGTGATGGTGATTTTGTACTTGATGGGTTTGGAAAGAAATGACACCAAAATTACACGAAATCGTTATTGCCATGATCAAAGATGGCTCTATCAATCGCACTCATAATGAGGTGTTTGGCGTTTTCTCACGTCATGCCAAGGCGAACCGTGATCTGATTTCAGAGGCCGTGACTTACGGTCTTCTTAGCCTTATTAACGAGGCTACTGAAACTGACGAAGTAAAAGCATACAATGAAGAACGCGCTAAAAATAGGCGGTTAGTAGTTTCTGAGGCCAGAACAGAAAGGAAGAAGCGCAGAGAGGCACACGAAGATTACGCCAAGAAACATGGCATACCGGTTGAGGCCGTGTCCCGCCATATGATGCAGGTGTGCACAAAAGACATTGAAGAAAAGTACGTCAAGGCACAACAATTTGACCACATCGTATCTCTTCTTGATACGTGGAATGTGGGTGGAAAGTCACTTGGTGACTGTACAAAATCAGATCTTCTTAGTGCCGCGGTTCAAGACAGGCACACTGCGGAAATTTTGCGCACTAACACTGAAGTGTATTATGCTATTGCAGGAATACTTGTTGGCAATGAGACTGTGCGCCAGAGCAAGAATCGTCGCGGCGTAATTGACGCCCTAAGCAAAAGGTGTGAAGATGACAGAACCTAAAAACAATCGCCACTGTTCGAAGCCGTCTCGATTTCATACCATAAATACGGCGTGCTACGAACCGCGAGGATGCTATGCGTGCTTGCGGTATTGAAATACGTATTCCCACTTGCACTTGATGTGGAGAATCGCACGCGGAAGCATGCCGGTTTCTACAGTTTGTCACACCATCAAGCCGTGAACTTTGTGCTGTGGATAGGTTCACTCAACATCAATCCGGGGAGTCCTGGATGGAAAAATCCGCTCAATCGTGCGGGGTGATCATCTCAGCAGTAAATCCACGCGCCTCACTGGCATACGCTTCGGAAGCGCCAGGCCGTAGTGCTCGTTGCGATCGTTTGGCATATCAGCGAAACATATCCATTCATCATACTTAATGCCGGTGATCGAATAATCCCGACCAGCCGGTGGCTCACCTGTGGTCCAGGACAAGGCACCGTTCGTGCCAATCGTTGGGATGCCACCTTCGACGTTCGCGGTACCGGCGTCATTCAGCCAGAACACACGGCTAAGACTTACGACCGTGCCAATGATGCGCTCGGTTCCGTCATGGAAGAAATCATAGCTGAACGGGCTGGTGGACGTCGCTGCCCTGAACCGGTCCCATTGTCCGGCCGCGTACATCGAGCTATCGGAACACACGGTCATCATGGCGTCGCCAGATTCCCACGTGCCGAACATGGCGAAACCTTTTTTCTCTGACGTATTGACGAACCCAGCCGTGCCAGGAACTTCGGCATCCCATTGGTGGCCCTTGCCGTTGCACAGCGGGCAATCGGTTCGAGCCGCACCAGACGTAATGGTTCGGCACGGGCAGGCGTAGCGACGACGCCAAAAAAATTTCTGCCCGATGCCTTGGCCAGGTGTTCCACTGCCAATGAATGCCGAGAACGCAGCCGGTGACAGGTTCATCTCACGGTATCCTCGGAGCGCCAGGGTAGAACGGCTCGCCATCGCGCCCGTCATCACCGAACCGCTTCACCACGTCACAGTCCTGCTCCACCGGAACCAGTTTGCCACCGCCGATGTGAACCATCTTCTGACCGGCGACCATAACCACTTGGCCTGGCCGTAATTCCACGACATCACTGGTCATGCCGTCACCCCGATAACACCCATCTGGATTCCATGAATCGCGGTCCACAGCCCGCCGTTCGAACCCTTGGGCCCATACATCGCGGTTTGGAACTGGTCTTCATAGTCCTGCAGTTTAAGAGACCTGGACTGTGACAGACCGTCTGCGCTGATCGAGGCCGAAGCCTCTGGCATGGCACCCATCAGTATCTGTTGAACCGCACGCTTCATGATGACGTTGATCAGGTCAGGCCACTGGTTTTTCGCATCGGTGAGGCCGCAAGTGTATTTCACCTGGATCATGGACGGAATCTGGCTACCACCGGCCAGGGCCTGCATCAGGAACGCACCGAGCGGAGCGACAAACTGGGACGATGCCGGAACCATTCTGATCTGACCGTACTTCTTGTCAAGCCGCAGCCAGTCGCTTGGAATAGCATAGACCTGCGTGGTCGGAGCCGGATAAACGAACCTGATCTGGTCGACCGAAATAATCGGACGCTGGCGGGTCAGAATATAACCCCACCGATCGCCGCGGAAAAACTCGGTGTCGTAATCGTATCCAGGCTCTTCGATGTACGGCATGGTGCCAAGCGCAGTGATTTCAGCGCTAGTGGGCTGATATGGGAACACATATGTTGGTTCCAGACGGACCTTGAGCAGACGCCCGATCTCGGCTTCCGCTGCCTGGATCTGGCCAAGCAAATCAGCGTCAGAAAACGTGGTCGACGGAAAATATGTGCCCTGCACCGCAGCCAGTCGGTAAGTCCTGAACCCAGCAACATCGGCAGAACTAAACAGGCTCATGACATATCTCGCTCTACGGCCATACGGAAATAAAAAAGGGCGCCATTTCTGACGCCCCATTATGAGGTCACGACAAACGCGATTAGCGGGAACCGAGGGCGCCAACTGTCGTTGCGGTAAGCGCTAGGCCGACCGGAACAGAGCCCTCAACATCGTAATACGACACGGTAAGAGAACCGGTATCAAGCGGCGTGGTGCCGCCGACGAAGTTAGAACCGGTGGCGTTGTCGACCACGATAAACCCAATCATCGCCTTGTTGGCAGGAGGCGCCGTGATAAGGGCTGTTGCCGCGGCATGACTTGCACTGTCAGCAGTCTTTGCCGATGTGGTGACGGTGCCAGCAGCATCAACGTAGAACGCCCAAGCCGCCGATTTCGCGGTGGCAAGCGTTCCAACCAGAGCAGAGAGGTCAGCAGCGGCCAAGGTGTACATGACGCCGTTGATCATATAGGCGATGCCGTTGACCGATTTGACGACAGCAGAAGTGGATCCGTGGATGGCGAGGCCAGCCTTGCTCAGAACCTTTGTTGCAGCAGCGGCGGTAAGAGCGGCATCATCCACGCCGCCAGCGTTGGCGTTGGCAATCAGATCAGCCAACGTCTGGCCGACCTTGGCGCGATAGTTTGCCGGCGTGGCGTGGTCAAGTTCATAGAGCAGTTTTGGGGCATTGTAGCCAGCCAGACCGATCGTCATTTCAGTTCCCTCATGTTCAACTTACCGGTCCGGCATGGACTGGTCGGGTTAGAATAGTTCCGTTTTCGCGGCTTCCGGTGTCGCGACATCCGTAGTGACCGGTTCCGCTGTGGGTTCAGCGACAGGTTCCGGCGTTACCTCAGCCACCACAACAGGCTCCGCTTCAGCCTCGCCAGCGTCATCACCGGAATCGTCTGGTGTGACCTCGGCAGCCTTCGCCGCGCCGGTCAGAACAACTTTGAACCCGTTGATACCTTCAAATTTCGCAACAACGTCAGGTGTCGCGGGCTCAGCCGTGACCATACCGCCGTCATCTTTCTTCACGAACGCAACACCGCTAATCGATTCGGATGCGTTCG